GTCCCCTTTAAATCATCGAATGGCTCAGCCACCGTCTAGTCATAATATATGTATTTTATCATATATTTTTAGTATTTTCATATATTTAGTTAAATTCCAGTAATAATCATTGTGGCCATGTTTTTACACAAAATGATTATATGCAAAAATCATCAATAATAACATATAAATTTTGACGTTTATTTGACGTCAAAAAAATAAGGGGTACCGATTGGGTACCCCTTTTGTTGTAATTTACTATTCAATATTATGTTTAGTGGTAAAATTTGCGATTTTTACTTCTAATCTAATTCAGTTAGTCTAAACAATTTACCATTTCTGAAGAGCATTTCACATCGATGGTTGTTTTCATCGACTAGTGTTGCTTCAAATAAACCTTCTTCCGGAACTTGAATATCTTCTGCAAAATTGTAAGTCTTTCCATTAAATTCAAATGTCTTTGCCATATTTTTACTCCATTTTTAATACCGCACCGCCAATATCAATATTATAAGCATCAATAATTTTCTTTCGTATTTGCTTAAATTCTTTTCCGTGTCCTTTGAAGTGGCACTCGATAGTAGCGTGTGCCAATTCATGATAAATCGTATCTATAGTAATACCATCTTCATGATTATCTGTACTCAATTCAATTAAACAAAAATCATCATTTGGATAACAATATGTCGTACCTAATCTCTTTTTACTTCTACCAGTATATTTGTGAATTAACAAATCGGGTTTAAAAGAGTATCCTAAGGCCTCAATATTTGTAATCGCTTTTAAAAATATATCAGCATACGGCATCATGTCATCGTCAAGATATAGTGTACTGATTTTATCACCCCCATTAACTATCATCTAATAGTTGACTGTTGCAAACCGTGCAACTCGGAGATAGATTAGATCACCATGCCTTTACTGTATAAAGTACACTACCACCTTGAAATTGTGTTCCCTTAAAATGCCCTAGCACTTCAACTCTACCAGCTTGATAGCCAATAGTTTCATACACTTTCTTGTCAATCACAGTAACACCAGCTTTTATTTTATGTTCTTTATTTAGATTGATTTTATATACATCTACTTTCTGTTCATCAGTATTAGCAACTACCGCCGTCCTATCAGATTTTTCTGTGGCTGCTTTAGGTAAATTAGGGTTGCTATGTGCAATATCCTGTTTAACTTTTTCTGCAGCCTTTTCAATTGTCGGTGCTTGTACATAATAAGTTGCACTAGGTTGTGTATGTTCTTTGATTTTAATAACCTCTTGTGCTTGTTGTTCCGTTACATGAATTGCCTTTGACAATTCTCTAGGTGATTTAGATTGTTGTTGTGTAATCACAACAGGCTTTTCAACTTGTCTTTTTTGATACAAGTGATAGCATCCTACAAAGATGAACACGAACGCTAATAGCGGAATTATGACCTGTAAGGTGCGTTTATGTGTTTTGATATAAGTTAGTATCTTAAACAAATTACCCATACGCTTATACCCCCTCTACTTCTTCCATAAGCATTTTTAAAGCCTTAAACTTTTCATCTGCAAACCGATTGTTTAGGCTATCTCGTAATACGCTACTATTCCATTCAAGGCTCATGCACGTATCATAGATACCAGCGATAAGGTCATAATCAAACCGCTTATCATCAATGTAGGATAAGTTTGGCAACTCAATATTCAATGCCTTTTCCATTAGTTTTAATGCATCATTGAACATATTAACGATTTCACCAGTACCATATTGTACCGCTCTGCTCCACACTACATCTTTCAAAACATCAGAATGTTTTTCAACATTGAACATATTTTGTCTTAGATACTCACAGGCTACATCGTAATAAGCACTTTTGATATAGTCATGTTGCATTTTCTCAAAGCCTACCGCATCAAGTGTACCTAGTTCTTGCCACTTAGCGATAAAGCCATCAGAATTGATTTCACCACTATCAATCAAGGCTCTTGCATAGTCAGTATAAAAGCCACCTTGCTTTAAACCCCATCCTAAAAACTCATCAACGCTACCACAATTACTTGCTAGTTGATACGTGCCATAAGAGATGCCTCCAGCATCATTGATGCCACTAGATACACACGCTGGATCACCATTACTTTCATACTCCGCACTTAACTGTCCTAATTCTGCCATTCTAATCACTCCTTTTCTTTGTCATTGCTGCCCCCATTCATATATTGGGAACGCTTAACACCACCAGTAGCACCAATATAACCACCTAATACACCAACTATTACGCTTGCCAAGTCTTTTTGTTCAAGATAAATAGTCATGATTAATGCAGCTGATAGTGCTAGTAATGTAATTACATCCTCATAATTAACTTTCATTTAATCGCCTCTTTTACGCTTTTAATGAAATCTATTAATTGTTTGATTAACTTGATTGCTCTTTTAAACCATCTAGTTTCAACAAATTCAAGCTCTATCATGTTTTCTACACAACTAGCCAGTTCAATAAATATAGGTATTAAATACATCAAGGTACATAAGAATATATCCACTCTACCTAACAAAGGAACTTCTACATCAGGCAATGTTAAAAGAATGAATGATAAGAGGAATAACCACGGATATGATTTAACCAACTTCTTAGTCATATCAGACCTTAGCTTTCCACTCACTAAAAATCTACGTTGTTTCCCATTAACTTCTACGCTCGACCACCCTCGCCAAATGATAGCTAGAAATGTATTCTTGATTGTTACCTCTCTATTCGTTGCCAAATTAAAATTGCGTGCCTCAACCAAGACACGCAACATAGTATCGATAAAAACTAAAACAACACTTGTGAATATGGCTAGTGATATTCTCACGGCCTCATCTGCATTAAAAACCTCAACCACAAATGGTGGTGGCAAAAATACTTCAATCATGCTTACTCTCCAATTCGTTCAATAGTTATAGTAAATTGATGCCGTGTTAAACTTACAGTATCTCTCCATCCATTTATATTGAAAACGGTATCTGTTAAAAAATTATCTCTACCTGTTGTGGAAACATTAACCTCAATATCTTGCGATGCAGCTATAGTAAATTCATTAGTTTTGTCATACCCACCATGCGCAGTCGCTCTATACTTTCCTTTTGGTAAGTACACAAACATTTTTTCTGTACCCCTAATTTCATAAGGTACCTTTCCCCATCGCCATGTATTAAACAATACAGGGTTAGTTTGAACATAACTCTTGCTACCATTCGATGTACGTTGCACAACAAGGGCGGTCTTATCCGCCCCCAATCGTGCATAATATGTTTTTCCGTTAATAACTATTGGTAGTCGCTTTTCTCCTACATCACGCAAGTTGTCAGTCAATCCAAATGTTAATGTATCGTTACCTTTTTTAATGTTTAAACTAGGCATTATTCAACATACACCTCGTTTCCGCCATTAGCACTCCACAATTTCAAACGACTATTCAAGGATGTTTGAACTCGCCCCCAGCTTTTCCATTGATTGGACATAAACATCCGATGGAATGTTTCACCATTGAACGCATGAAATGTTTGGTCTATCATCTTACCTTTACCAAAATTCATTACGATTAGCATCCCTTGTTTATGCGAACGTGGTGGGTTGTTAGCACCGCCATCAAAGTTGATTTCAATTGCACCTTGTGTTGTAAGTGTGTTCCAGTCTGTCGCTGCCTCAATCTTAGAATATGGAAAACCTAATTGGTCTACTTCTGTTTTCTTAACAAAGTTATCGTCTACATCCTTTTTCTTGTAAATAGCCGTTCCGTAATGTTTGGTGGTAAGTACTGTGAAACTATCTGTACCATCATAGTGTTTAAATTCCTTACCTTTAATAAACGTATTAACGGAGTTATCGCCAAGTTCTACGTTGCCAGCAGTAGACACTTTAGCCATACCAACACCATGACCATCAGGCTTAAATCCCTCAATCAATGTATTGTTAGCCATTTTAATTGCACCAGTTACGTTGCCACCAGTTAGTTTTAAGTAATCAAGATTTGCCAAACGTTGAGTGTTGATAGAGTTCTGATAATCCTTGTTTGGATCGCCAACATAAATATCTACTTTATGTCGTTTATTAGGTTGCATGGTCAAGACCGCAAAGTAGAACTTTCCATTACAATATGTAATATCCTCAATCTCGGTAGCCTTATTGATTTCAATAATTTGTTTAACTTCACCAAATGGTGTGCATTCAACTAAACTTCCTAAAGTAGCACTCATGATGCAGCCATTCAACATGAAAGCACCATTGTTATTAAAATCATCATATTCATAATCAACTTGATATGATTTTAATTTCTTGAAATCATCGTTATACAAATTGATTTCTCGCAAGCGTTGTTGACCGCTAATAGGCACAATACTTACATATGTACGTGTGATAGGGTCATACCCAATGTTGAATACCTTTTCTTTTAGCGTAACAGTACTTTCGTATTGCATTGTATCTGCGTTAAGGACTGTTAAGTTGTTACCATTTTTCAACCCATTGGCCAAATAAATCTTATTGGTGTTTTTGTTGTAGCACATAGTGTTACAATGCCCCATCTTATCAGCGTCATTAAACTTATATGTACCTACAATTTCAAACGTGGATGAATTGAGTTCATAGAATATTTGGTTTTGACCATCACCACTAATACAAGCCAATACAAATACATTTTTCTTGGAGTTGTATGTGAAACCTTGGCATTGGTTCACCTCATCGCCATATTGAATGTTTTTCACAAATGCGATATTGTTTGCACCTTTAAGCATCGGTGTTCCAGTAGGGTAGAATGGTTTTACATTGTTGTAAGTACCCATATCCATTACACTATCTACTGTGTTAAACGATAGATGCTCATTGATTTTGTAGATGCCGTTAGGCACTAACAATATTTTATTTTTTAGATTATCATTAGCACGTTTGAATGCTTGGGTATCATCCGCTATGCCATCACCAACTGCGCCAAAATCTTTAACAGATACTATTCCATTTAAACTATCCTTAGTTTGGTACTTAGCATCCGCCTCGGTTTTTGTTACTAACCCAGCACCATTAGGAACTGCGATTTCTTCTGCTCTAGCTGCTGCCGTTTCCGCACGTTTAGCAGCATCAGCGGCCTTGATAGCGTTACTTGCGATTGATGTTTGCTTATTATCAATGTCATTTTTTAAACTCTTAGCTTGGTCTACAAGATTATTAATATCTCGTTTATCAACAGTTGTTTGACCTGCATAAGCCTTAGCATCTCTCACTAATCGTTCTGCAGTAGCAACATTAGTTGAGGATGTATCAAGTGCAGTATTAGCCGTTGCCAACTTATCGTCAACAGTCGATGCTATTGTTTTGATTTCTTCGCCCAATCTGTTGATTATATCTGCATTAGCATTAATCTTATCGGACTTTTCAGAAATCACATTCATAGCATTAATTGCATCATTAGCAGCTTTTACAGAACGCTCTACAATATCTTTTGCAACTTCATTAGCGTTTTTGTCGCTATCCACTCGAATTTTTAAGGAGCGGTCTAGTTCCGCTTTCATTTCTTGTAAAATGAGTATGATCTTATCCGTTGCGTGTTCGATATTCTCGAATGGATATTCGTCAGGCAAGTCCATATCTTGTGAGATTGGAGTTTTACGTTCAAGGATAACCTTATTACCTACCGCTAGTGCATCACCATTCGCTGGATAGATTACTGTTTTGTTGGTTTCGTCATAATCGATATTTCCAACTTGTACCGCCTCTGTTCCATTAGCATCAACAATAGTCAGTTTAATATCCTCAATTTGTACAAAATCGTATGGGAATATAAACTTCTTATTCCGCCCATCACATTGATACACTACAGATGGTTTAAGTACTTCTGGTGTCAATCTAACATCCCCTTTCAGTTGTATATAAATAGGACTACCCATAATGGATAGTCCTTATTTATCAATGTTTCTTTTTGTCTTTTTTAGTTTTAAGTCTGCGGTCAAATACAATAGCCATGATTACATCCTCTAGTTTTGCATCGGTATCGGTGAACGCATATTTAGCTAATGTCCATAGTCCATCGGTAACAGTATCACTAAAACCAGTTGCCCTGTTAGTTAATTGACTAAGACTTCTACCAAAATCAATACCATCTTTTTTATCATTGATAATAGCATTACCTACATCGTAAAACTTCTCTACAATGCTTAAAGCCATAACACTATTACCTTTATTAAATGGTCTATCACCTAAAATGTATTTCATAGCCATGTTTGACATATCACGGATGATTGGTACACCCATAGTACCTTGTGAGACTAATTCCTCAATAAATGACTTAGCTAAATCTTCAGGCTTATCATCATCACCATTTGTCATAGCTTTATAAGCCATCATGCCTATTGCTGGAGCTACCAATGACCACCATAGCATTTTAACGAACCTTGCATAATCGCCATTATCCTTACGTGCATAATTCCCCTCTGTGATGATGTTATACAACGTATTAGCGTAGGAATAGAACGGAACGAATAGTTGAGTAAATATAGAACGTGAACGTTGAATAGCAGCAGCATCTTTAGTATCACCGCTACCAAATATATCACGGACTGCTCTGTCACCAGCCTCGATAGATTGTTGTTCTATCCATTCTGCACTTACTCCCTCTTTACCAACAAGTTCTGCTTGCTTTTGATCATATGCAAATTTCCATACAGGAATAGACAACGCAAAATCTGTTTCTGTAAGCAATCTAAACCCCATTTGGTTTATATCATCACGAACATTTGCAAGTTGTTCTACCTTATAGCCACCTACATTTGTATCACCTAAACGTAAGCCTTTACCTGCAATAGATAAACCTTGTTTCAAGTCTTTATCCAAAGTTTGAATACGTTCCCTCATGAAGATTGATTGTGCTAATACAAAATCCCTAGTGTTGTTATAAGTGGTTGTGCCATGTCCATAGAACCCTAACCCAGCATGGTTAACCGCTCTAATAGTATTACCTATTCCTATGCGATAAAACGCTACTGGAATGTTTAGCGCATTTTGTAAGGCTACTGATACCCTACCAACCATAACTGCTGTTGTTGTATTTTTCTTCAATGTAAGAATGAGTCTATCAATATCGTTTGTTTTTGCTGGTTCATCTTGCCAATTATCACGAACCCAAGTTCGCAAAAATTGATACGTATCAGCCCCAAACTTATCCACAATGTAGTTTTGCAATTCTCTATTACTGATTAGTTTATTAACATCGGTTACCGCTTTACGCATGGTTACGTGATTAATAGCCTCTGTAATAGCATTAGGAATTACATCAAAATCAAGTAACAATGATTTATCCTTAACCACATCTAAACGTGATTTGGTAGCGCTCATACCACTTCCCCATACTGCATTACTACTTACCATAGTTTTAGCAATATCTTCAACTTGGTTGTCGCTTACGGATGCATTGACTTTAGGGTTGTACACGATAGGGAAATATTGCCCCTCAATGTTTCTACCACCAATAGTGAATGTCAAACCTTTTACTTTCTTTAATGGGTTTCCGTACAGTTCCTCTTGTACTCGGCTGCGTTCTTCATAAAACGAATTGATATGATCCCATGTACGAATAACAAACTCCCAGTCCTTATCACTCATATGTTCTTGGAATGCACGTTCAATTTCTACTTCATTTGCTTTTGTAGTTTCCATTACACGTTGTCTGTTACTTTCAGTACCCCAGTTCAGGGCAATCATGATAAGTTGCTCTTTTGTTAAGCCGTGTAACTCTCCAACTGTGTATAGATGGTCATTACGCATATCAAATAATTCACGCTTGGAATATATTCCTACATCCTTGGCCAATCTACGCATAGATACTTCTTTACGTTCATTGAACGCTTGCGTAGCACGGCTGATTGGGTCATAGATGTATTTAACTGCAAACCCATTTTTACCGCCACCCATTCTTCGTAAGAATGTTTCAACTTTAAGTAATGCTAAATGGAAACTATATAGCTTACCACTTACTGCATCCATCTTAGTTTGATTGTTGAGTTTGTTGAATACATTGCCACTTTCTTTACCAAAAGTTTCGGTAGCCTCACCAATAATTTCTTGTACTGCGTTATCAAACGATACGCTTTCACCCTCATCGTTTAAGATGGTTGTACCCTCATACTCGTTTCTGCCGTTCTTGTACATACCAGTCATGAGTTCTTCTAAGGTTTCTAACTCATTCATCGTGATAGAACGGAATGGTTTAGGTGTTTTAGAGTAGAACATCTCAACTATCCAAGGTTCTAATTGAACCATAGATTGTTGGTTAAGAATACCAACATCAGGATCTAATGCAGCTAGTACTGTGTTCATATCGAACCCATCAACCGGTGGTAATCCGTCATACTTAGTTAAGCCCATTTGATATGCCATATGGGAATAGAAATAACGCATATTAGGTTCAATAGCAATAGGGTTCTTAGGTCTAGTCATGCGTTGTAACTGATTTTTCAATTTCAATCGCAATTTCTTGGACTTTTCAAAGTTTTCAAACGCTACTCTTGCCCTTGCTTGTTGTAGCATCTGTTCACGTTTAAAGCCTAATGCCTTATCAACATCACCTATAGCCAATGCTCTATCTGCTTTCTTACCAGCAGTTACGGCTTTATTTTGATACGTTTTAAACTGAATAGCGTTAGAGATAGGTAACGCACCTAACTCTTTTCTTGCTCGTTCCATGTAGTCTGAAATTGTACCAAGTTTAGTACCACGAATAGAACGTACATTGTTGATGCGGTTGTTCAACATAGCTTGTAAGCGTTTGATACGTTCTTCTGCTTTTTCTAATTGCTTAGTAGTATCAGTCAAAGCAGCATCTACTTTTTTCTTATCAGATTTCAACTCATCGTACTTAGTAGGTTTAACCTCTTTTTCGATTTCGTCTAATTCTGTATCGATAGTTTCTGCGTTAGTATCTAGCTTACGAATACGTTCTAGCAATTCCCAGTTCTTGGCCAATTCACGATTAGTAGATTGTTGGATAATCTTACTTTCTTCTTCGGTCAATTTCATTTGACCTTGTGTGCTAAGTAAGATTTCTTCTGCTATTTGCTCGTTGGTTTTGCCTACGTTGTTATCACGCATAAACTCTGCTTTCGCATTGTCCATTTCTTGATTGATAGCATCGTTAAATGTAGCACCAGTTTGTTCTACTTCCGCTCGTTCCAACTCTTCAACAGATTTGTATTGTGTATCTTTCAATGCACTTTTACCAAACACATTATATCGTTGATGCTCTTTGTAGATAGGATATTGCTCAATCAATCGTTTCTCGATTTCAATTTGTATTGCATCCTTTTCTTCTTCCCATTCCCTGATAGGTCTATTACCAAGTTCTTTCATGAGTTTTCGCATCACACGTTCTTTTGCTTTTTCCTTTACATCCGCTATGTAGGACTGCATACGTGCTTGGTCTTGCTCAGATAGTTGCTTATAGAGTTCAGTTTTTTCAAACTGTTCTAATTGTTGTTGCTCTGCGTATGCCTCTATATCCTCTTGGGTTGCAAGCATACGATCCATAACTTCCGTAATCTCTTTAGGTGGTAAACCGCCTAAGCGTGATAACGCACGATAGATAGCACTTAGCCACTTACTAAATCGTCTGAATGTACGTTCAAGGAATTTAGTAGGTGCTTCACCCTCACGCAAATAAGCCTCAAACCCTCTGGCGAATTTCTCGTGCGCATCAGTATTGATTGTTTCATTATCATTCCACCCAGTCCATTCTTTCAACGCTTGCCAATCATCTTTGACTTGTTGAGGTGCGTTTTCCATTTCGGCTAATGTCTTAATATCGTCAAAGAATACATGACCCATCTCATGCATGAATGTTGATTTATCAGCGGTTTTAAACAGTTCTACTATACGTTCTGTTTTAGATTTGATAGTAGTCATACCGTTAATAGATTGATTATATTTTTCGATGATTTGAATAGATTTATCATCAAATACTACAAAGTTATGCGTAAGTCCGTGTTTATATTTAATTCCTTTTATACCTAATTCATTCAATTTAAGAGATGCTTTTTTATCACTACCTAAACGCTCTGATAAATCGTTATAAAACTCTTTGCCAGTTATATTGGTGTCATTCAACTCTAATTGTTTAATTTTTTCTAAAACATATTCCGATTGTTCCTTAATTGGTTTTGAGTAATCTAACATTGTATCTGCATCTGGAATTTCAACATTATATAATGTTGGCTCATAAACAGAAGTTACTTCAAAACCATCAATGTTATCAATTAGATGTGAAATTTTAGAAACGATATCATTATAATAAATATAATGCTTATTATATCTTTTTCGCTCTTCCTCAATAGCATCAAGTAGATACTCTTTATTCACTCGTTTATTATCAGTTTTAGCATTTGCCTTAGCATCGTTTAATACAACAGTTGCCATCCGTTCAAACTTATTATCAACAAGCGTTGGTAGCTTATTAACAGCAAATTTACTATTTTGTGTTATAAAATCTAAAACACCATCTAATTCATTCAGATTTTTTGTAACTAGATCTAAATTGCTTTGCTCGGCATCTCTATGCATAACCAACCGATTTAATAGAGTTTCTTTATTGTTCTCTACATTAAGACCACCAAATATCTGCTCGATAACAGGAGCGTACTCAATTGGTATATCGTTACCGTTTAAAGTAACTTTATTTTTAGATTTACGTTCTACTTTATATTTTTCAGCTACACTTCTTTTTTCAGTAAAATACAAACCCCAACCAAATGCTTGGGTACCTAAACCACCGCCAATACTCCCTAAATCAAATTCACCAAAATTATATGGTGAACCATGCCATGCCGCTTGTGCATAACCATCTTTTCCATTTAATTTAGCATTTACATCAAATCGTATTGTGTTTAGGTAGTCCATAGCAGTATAACGTGCGTTGCCAGCCTCACGCATAATTTGTGCGAATACATCCGCATGAGTAGCCACCAATAATGCATCCTCGTGTGCTTGTTGCTTGATATGACCTTTAGTGCTAGTTTCAAGTAGTTCACGAACCTTTGTATATACTTCATGACCTGCTTTTGTTAGGTTCATACGTAACGCTACATTATTATCGGCAATTTCAAAGACTTTATCTTTCATCGCCTCTAAACTTTCAATCTGCATTAGCATATGTTCCATATCTGCATAATGTGCATCAGATTGTGCTAATGCATCAGCATTACCATCAAGGCTTGCAGTTGTAGTCGCTCGGCTATACTCATAGGCTGCTCGTCTACGTTCTGCATTAGTACGTGGTGTTTTACCGCCATTGTTAGCTTTATAATCAGTTAGCCATTGTGGTTCAATACCAGTGCTTACCGCATCATTGATAGATTTATCAGCATTGTCAAAATCGCTTGCATAGGTTTCTCTGTATTGCTCTTTTAAGGTATGCAATAAGTTATTGAAGTTACGTTTAATGTTAGTAGGGTCTGCCAATACTTGATTAAGTACTTCACGATCTATATCAGATGCATCCTCAAATTCATTACGAATAATATCATCCTTGATACGTTCCGCACGTTTAGAGGTATCATCTTTTAATACAGCTTTAGCTACATCTACTTCTTGTTTCGCACGTTCTAAAGTAGCCAATGACATACCGCCACGTGTAAAGTAAGAGGTTTGTTTCAATGCCTCTACTGTTTCATCTGATAAGTTCATAGATACTTGGGCATAACTACCAATAGGAATTTCAACAGGTGCATCCGCCTCAATAGCTGCTTTGACTTCCTCTTGTGTTACTAAGCCGTTATCTACCATATCACGGATAGCAAGTTGTCCGTTTTCAGATTGCACTAATTCCGCTACATCTACATATTGAGTTGATACACCAATCTTATCGCCCTGTGCTTGTACGATTTTTCCGTATAGTTCAGGGTTTTCTTTTGCAATCTTATTGGTTGTGCTATCCTTACGGACATTATCCATAATAACTGCACCATTGCGGTTTTGCTCGGCAATGATTACTGCTTGTTGTTGTTCAGGTGTTAGCTTTTGAAAATCACGGAAAGCCTTTGCAGTACGCACACCACCTACTGCACCACCAATAGCACCAAAACCAATTACCGCTGGCAACGCTTGTTTCATAGCATCTAGTGAACCAATAGCAATATCACCTACACTATAATATCCCTCTAAGTCATTATCCTTACGTGTAAGGTTATGTTGTACCTTTTCGTTTATATCTTGCAAACCTTCTTCAAAGAGTTCAGGTACACCAGCTTTAATAGAGTTTTTAGCCATCTGTGCAACTGTTGTTCCAATACCTCTATCAAAGGTTGCTGCAATATCTGTAGTGCCGTTTGTAATTACTTTTGCTAACGCTGATTTAGGTGCAACATTATTGATGCCTTTACCTATAGCTTTAGTTGCTACAAATTCAATACCAGCATCAATAGCTGCATATGACATAGCATACTTTCTAGCCTCTTCATTAGAATATACTTGATTGCCGTTTGCATCTCGTTTTTGGATAAGTTCGAGGTACTTGTTACCAAAAGACATTTGATACATCTGTTCAGCCATACCAACTTGAACACCAGTACGCAAACCAATTAATGCACCCGGAATAGCACCCTCACCACCAACTGGTGCAGTAGCAGCAGCGCCAGCCGCTGCACCTAACGCCATACCCTCTGCAGCACGATTAGAACCCATAATAGCGTGTGCAGCCATCATATAGGCTTGACTAGCAGTAGCACCAACTACATTTTCTAATATGTTGTTATCATCTGATTTGCGATATTTAGACAAGTTAGATTGTAATCGTTCCACCTCGTCATTAAGTTCTTGAATGCGTTGTGGATCAGTAGCAGTTGATAACTCCATACCAACTTTGCCTAATTTGATTTGGTCATTAATCGCCCATGTGTTTTGTTGGATGCTATCCCATACACCATGTGTATCTTTTACAGATTGTAGGTTTTGAAGAGTAGTGATAGCCTCTGCGGAGTTTTTATAATTGATACCAACTAATTCAGGGTACAACTCATACACTTCATTAAGAGTTTTACTTCTATTGATTTGTGCTGCCGCTGCCTCTGCTCGTCTGATACCATCTTGACCGCTCGCCATGATAAGGTCAGGGCTAATACCTAGTGCCTCACCACTATCATATGCTGATTGCGCCCAGTCCGCTTTATTCCACAAATAGATTTGTTCTGCACGATGCATTACAGGTTGTAAGATTTCACCAGCTTTATTCACAAAGTTTTCGCTTTGTTGCGGTGTAACATCAGTTTGTGTTAATGCGTTCATAGCATTCATATCAACTGTAGCGGTTGATGGGTCTTTTGTTAGCCAATCACTAACACCACTAGCTGCATTGCTAATAGCTTTACCATATGAATTGTCTGTTACTTGTTGTTGAACACCGCCCTCAAATCTTACGTTTGCGTGTGATTTAACGCCAAACGTACCATTTGTTGCTTGTTCAGGTGTAATCTTATAATCACTCATTATTGTCCTAACCTTTCAGCTAATTCTGCTGGTGTTATGGTGTATTCCTCACCTCTAGCATCTTTGTACACATAATATGGTTGTCCATCTGCACCAGTTGTGTTATACAAACCATACATACCTTGTGATGCTAATTGCGCATCAGTATAAGATAATGCAGCCCCTCTACCACCAAAGAAGTTAGCACGTTTACCAACGCCCCAATATTTACCAGTTTCTGTAGATGCGATTGTTTGCTCTGCTACCGCATCAGCACCCCATTGTGCCATTTGTGCTGGTGATGGATCATAGCCATGTTTCTCCCTAAATTCTTGTACTTTAGGATATACGGCGGTTGATACCCCTTGCCATTCAACACCATCTATCTTTCTACCAGCTAAGTTTTCTATGCTACTCTTCATACCTGACATTTCAGGAGAATACTTTCCAGTACCATTTGAGTATTCGTCAAAATCGTGGTTGATTTGTGCAAGTTGTGGTGGTGTAAAGTACACACCCATTTGCCCCATGAAGTTATTTAAATCATCCATAGATTTGAATTGACCATTAGCAATTGCAGTTTTAACCGCTAGTACGTTTACCTCTTTCGCTTGTAACGCTTTTGCAGCTGCTTTGTTTACAGAAATTTGTGCTTGATTTAACTGACCTTGCATCGCTCGTTGATATTCAGGGTGTGTTTCTGCATAGTCTTGTCGCATCTTCAGTACTTCAACATCAGTTGCACCATTCTTAACCGCTGCTGCTACACGTTGCTCAATCTCTACTTTTTGATTTTCAAGAATTTGCGCTTTACGTTTAGCCATCACTTGTAAGCGTGTTGCCACGTTACGTTGGATCATATCTTTTCGCTTTTGTGCCTCGGCTGGTGTTTCCTCTTGGACTTTGCCATCACCCAACAATCTAGCTTTTGTTTCTTGCATATATTGACGAACACTAGGCTCATCACCATTACCTTGCGGTGCATCCCATGAGTAATGACCGCCATTTCCATCTATTGCATCAGGAGCGCCATCTCTCCAACGTTCACCATTTGCCTCGCCAGCATACCAAGCAACAAACGCACCCTCTACACCATAACGTTGTACATATTGACCAAGTTTGAATGCAGCCACTTTCTTTTGTGCCTCTGGGTCTGACATGTCAGCACCAGCAAGTCCAGCCTCTTTACTCCACTCAGGCCAATTTTCAGGCATGATTTGGAATAAACCATAAGCACCAGTTCGACCATTAACCGCACTAGCATTACCGCTACTTTCTTGACCCATTACTGCATTCATTACATCTTGCACGCTTGCATTAGATGCACTAGCACCAGCGACTTTACCAAAACCACTTGTAAATAACTTATCAGTAACTTTAGTTAGTAAGTCAGGGTCGTTAGGGTCAAACTCACCAATGATACTATCGATTTTGCTATCGTCTGATGTGGCTAATACCATCGATGCATTACGTACTTTTTGACGATAACCCATGATTTTTTCTTCATCGATTAATCCTGACATAGCAGCTTGATTGATAACCTTGTTTGCACCATCTAAATCATCATCAGCCATTTTCTTTTCAATCATGGTTGTTGCAATGTTTTGTTGTGCTTTCTTCACTTGTAAGCGTATAGTATTCTCATCGTAACCAAGGTTAGATAATTGTGCTGCTACACTACCACTAACTTGTTTCATGGCATCATCAAATGCATCAGGACTTGCATTTACTACCGCATTATTGGATATGTTCTGTACATTCATATCTAGTGCTTTCATAGCACTATCTTCAAATTGACCTCGTACAAACTTATTAATCGTGTTTGTAGTGTTAGTCATATCATTATCTACAACTTTATTAAACGCATTGACCGCATCATTGAATTTAAAGCCATACTTTTCAGCTACAATTTGCCTTGCTCGTTTCTCTTGGTTTTGATAATCGAGCGGAATTGTCAAAGCATTTTCGCCCTTTCGGTTCATAGCACCATTATCAGGGTTATATAGCCAATCATTCATCATGGCATTATATTCATTCGTTGCATTTACAACATCAGTCATTTCTTTTTGCTTTTGTATTGTAAGCATTGTGTTGCCTAAATCACCAATGGCTTTTGTGAGGTTATCCATGCCTTGTGTGTTACCACCATAAGCCATTTCATTTATGTTAGCTTGCACACTACCATTAATTGTGTTTAAGCGTTGATTACTATCATAGCCTATTAACTTCATTAGATACCCCACCTATTATTTCTAATAGCACCTTTGGTTACGAATTTCATCTTAGGCGTACCAGCAGCCTTTAGTGCATCACTAGGCGGTTTGTAATAATTATTACCACTACCTACGCTCTTACTTGCGTACTGACTTTTTAAACCATAGATACTAGATGCACCACTCAATATCGTTCCTAGCATAGCCATTCTCGTTTGTGATTTAGCGTTGCTTGCTGCTGCTCGTGCGGTGCTTGCCTCGTTGCGGTAATTCATGCCGTTAAGATATTCATTATAGATACTGTTATTCTTGTTAGTTTCCCAATTCTGAATATCCTTGTTGTACTCGTCATAGCTAGATGCCATGAGTTGTAGAGGAGTGCCAGCCATCATCAAGCCACTAGCACCAGTTTCTGCCGTATTCTGTCCTTGAATAAGTCGCATCTTATCGGACATTTTATCTCGCTCTTGCAAGGCTTGGTCTGCTATTTGTTCTTGCTTGCGATCACTAATACGTGCGTTCGCCTCTGCTACCCTTGCTTGTTGATTGTACATTGCAGCTTGTGCTTTCCCTTGTTGGTGTTGCATAAACAACGTACTAACCATGCTTGCTGCAGTTAATGCAATAGGGTTACACATTTGCATCCCCCTTTCTCAATGTGAATAAAACCATATCCCCATCGTTAATATCGTAATGAATAACCGCACCTAAAGACTTTAGCCATCTAATGGTGCGGTGATTTTCTTTATGTATGTAATTAAACAAACATTCCCTAGTTTTTAACCATTCCCCAATGATATTTTTACTAACTTTTACGAACTGCTTTTGCAATGTCAAACTACGTTCAAATTCTTTACTCCCCAAAAAATAAATGCAATGCATACCATTTAATGATGTATTCGATACTCCATACACACATAATGGTTTGTCATTATCAATAACAATGCGACTTTGATAATCTTCCCCAATAATATCGTTCACAAAGTTATTTTCGCCATAGTTTGAATTTTTTCGATTGATATATTTAACCTCTAAGGCATCTATAGGTCGCAAGTTGATATATAACTCACGAATTAAAGAAACATGCTTTGATGGGCAAATTTTACATTCCATGAACATTTGGGAAACCACCGCCAATTTCTACCTCTCTTGTAACCGCTAACAAGTTAAACGGGAAAGGTTTTGTATGTTTAATACATATTTCTGTGTTTGTATTAACGCTAGTTGCTATCTTAGGTAGTACTATTACAGTATCACCAGTAAATAGCGATTTAGGTTTCATAATTAAATCATCTACATCATCAAATGTTTTACCAACGCTACCACCATATGAACGATATAACCGCAACGCAACTCGTGACATAGTAATCAATCTACATTGCAACGTGCCATCGTTTATTTGTTGCTCTACGCTAGGTATTTTAATTTTAGTAGTGTAAGGTAACCCAACAGTAATTACATTTGCTTTACCATCTAATTTAATAATTCCAGTTGGTGGTACTATCCTAGATGGCATCTGTTGTCCATCAACTACTATGTCTACCATTTGCCCTACCAGATGAGGTGCGTTGATGTAATCAGTCTTAATTGAATTAGCGACTTTAACATAGCAATCTAGGAACACATCGGAGTTATCTTCTGTGTACAACGGAATACTACGTTCAATACATTTCACATTCTTATTATTAATCACACGATCTACTACAAAATAGATTGTGTCTTGTTCACCCTCCGCCACACTTTCAACATATCTATATTTCCCATTCGTAACAAAGTGCGACCACCCATACACCTTTTGTTCTGGTATATATGTTAAACAGTTAAGTTGCCCATCATCTCTTACATAATAGATGATAGAGTCTGGGTCTTGTGCATATGCACTTGTTACCGCTACATGACCTTTAACTAATGTTTTAACAAACAATGTAAGGTCTTGCCCTGTGTAGTTATCACTCTCATAGCTATAACCCATATCACGAACAGTACCGCCACGCTCTTGAACGAATACGCATCTATTACCGATAAACTGTGGTTCACATTTTAATGCACCACGTTGTGTTTGTGTTTTAAGGTAACAGTTAGTAGGTGTAATAGTCTTGCTCCCATCAACTATCCATTCATTACCACTTGTTAGAACAATTAAGTCATTAGCTGGTACAAGGTGTCTGATTTCATACATCTTGCGGTTGATTACTGGTAGTGTGATTGCACTATCATCTGTAATCGTACCGCCTACCTTTTCAACCCCAAAGTTAGGATAATCACCAGTACGGCTAAACCAAATGAAGTTAGGCTTGCTATCAGTTGCAGCTGCTACGAACCTATCTTGATAGAATGTACAAAGTTTCGGATAGCCTCTACCCTTATTCCAACTCCCCAATTTCCATTGATAACTAGGTTCACCATCTTTAATGCCATTCAAAACATTAACCTTTGCATTCTTAGCATCGGTTACGCTTTTAATCTCAACGATACCATATTGAGTAAATGGCATGATGGATAAGTCGCAATTCACAGAACCGCTCTTAATATCTGATATGTATTTAAGCCTTGCACCAGTTTCTATCTTACCTGTATCAGTTACGTTGTAGTCATTCTTAGATGTATACGTTCTATAGTCTTTCCAAGTCTGTCCATCGTTGTTAGAAATCTGTAACTTTACTGTACCTTCCCATGTACCATGCGTTGTGAATTTCCACGATAGCTCTGTATCAGTACTAAACGCACCAACATTGTAATTAATGTTGTTATAGGTCTTTTCGATAGTTTGTGCCGTAAAATATTTTTTTTTGACTTTTTTCTCTACAACTTCGCCAGCTGACTTAGTGTGTACCGCCTCTACATAGTAAGCAATCTGAATTACACTACCTACCATATCTTGTATAAATAGGTCTTTAGTTGATGTGATCGTATCACCAGTTACAGTTAAGGTATGCCCATTGTCTGTATTTATATCATCGTATGGTTGTTCTGATAGTTTGTAAGAATCCAATCTCCAGTCGGTATCACTATACCTAGATAGCGTTTGAATAGGATACTTACCGCTACAAATGAACATTACATCTCCACTTTGGATGCAGTTTAACTCACCGATAACATCCACTTCAAATGGTGTTGCTACTTCAATATTTGTATAAACACCATTTCGCCACACCCTCACATACCTATCACCAAATTCAAGCATGAATGATTGGTTTTTATTTGTGGTAAACTCAAACAATCTAACTGGTTTATCATTGTGTTTAGCATATCCGATAAACTGACTGCCTTGTCTGCGTGCCACCGCACCATAAGGCCTAATTACCGCATTTTCAGCAAGTAGCAATGCACTTTTATATTGTTCAAGGTCAAATCGACTTGACACGTCAGGCGATACCTCACCTGTAGTAAATGCGACTTGCCCTATATATAGAGGTTGCATATCACCATCTCCTTGCTTTCAAATATCCACTAACATAAGGCATATCTAACTTGCGTTCCTTAGCGCTCATAGACTTAGCCTCTTGAATAGCTGCTTGATACAGTTTATATGACTGGTCAAACAAACTACTATTACCAGTCAATGGCATTGCTAAATCAGATGCCATCTTACACACCAATGCTTTAACGAATATAGGGTTCATTACATCAGCATCGGTAATATCGTACACATAATCTATATGCATCAATGGTACGTCACTAACAATATATTTTGTGTTATTGTCAGTTAAATACACATCATATTCTCGTTGTTGTTCTGCTCGGTATCGTTCACCTTGTGGAATTACCGCAAGGATGCGAACACATTTCTCAGGATACGCATACACATAACCCCAACCATTAATCTTATGTTCTGATAACACCGCACGTTCACGTTTACGTGCAAAGTTCCATTCAAACTGTTCTAACAATACTCTACGTGTTAGATCATAATGCAATCTACATTGTCTAGCAGGTTCTGTTTCTTCTGACATAGAACGTATTCTACCAGCACCGATTAGCGATAATGCTTGATTGCAAATATCAGTAGGTGTCATTTCATCACCTCGTTATAAAAAAAGAGGGATGCATAAGCACCCCTCGTTCAATTATTCAGCAGTTTCTTCTGCTTTTTTGCCTTTAGATTTTGCCTTTGGCTTTTCTTCTGTAGAGTCAGTCGGTTCTTCGTCTACATCAGCAGTTTCTTCTGCACCAACAGTTTCAAACAAATCTTTGAAGTAGTCTTTATCGTATTCAGCTACTTCATCTTTTGTAAGTTCAACTGTTGTTCCCTCTTCAATTAACCCCTTTGTATTATGATACAAAGTTACTTTTGCAACGTATTCCATGTCAGCCACCTTATTTAATGTTAATGCCACTTGTTAAGAATGCGGAGATAGTACCGCCAGTCATATTGTTTGCATTGATTCTAATGTACTTCTTGCCACCATTAGCTAAACGCACTTTATATTCTGTGCCAGCTGGTGCATTAGCTACCATAGAGATACCATGCAACAATACCGCATCAGCCATATTATCTTTGTCAGATGTATAGACATTAAACAATGGTGTGCCAGTTACTGTTTTGTCGATGCGAATAACAAGGAATAAGTTAGGGTCAGCATCGCCACCGTTGCCATTCATAACCACATCGGAATTGGTATTTGTTGTAATATCTTTCTTCCAAAAGAAAGTGTTTTGAGTATCAATAATCATATATATTTATCCCCCTATTAATTAAGCAGTAACTCGTGCCTCTGTGGAAAGCAATGCATCGATTTTACGAACAGGAATGCCATTAGCACGTGTAACCATTTTGCCCATTTCCATATCTTCTGTAATTGTAGAACCATGTACTTTGTTCTTTTGCAAACGTAAGAACGTACGCAATTCTTGGTTCATATACCAAACAGGACGGCAACCAGTCAAACTATGCATTCTTTCTTCTGCACGGATCATTAAGTTAATCAAGTTAGGGCCTGCAGAAATATCTTCCTTGATTTGTTTCATATCGATATTAGCGATACGTACTACATAGCGCCAATCACGAACACACAAACCGATGTTTTGCTCAAAGTGAGTACGATATGCCTCGAATAAAGAGCCATCAGGCTTAGTGATTGTTGTTTTACCTTTATCTTCTTGTTGCAAGCCAGCCTCTGTACCACGTGGATAAATACCATGTACAGTAAGAGGGCCCCAACCTACAAGCCACATAGAAGCAAGATTTGCAGTACCGCCAGCATCGATAATGTTTTTAGCACTATCAGCTTTCTTAGGGTCTAATGTATTAAAACGTGCGGACAAACCAACAAACTTTTCAGGTGTACTTTCATCGCCATAGAAAAGTGTACGTGCGATTTCTTGCCCCATAGCCTCAACAAATGCAGCATCTTCTGTGGCACGGAATGCTACAGGGTCATTAGACAATTTAACCAACTTAGCATCTACTTCGGAGTAAGCCTCCAACATACCGCATGTGTCGGTAATTTGTTTTGTAGTAGATTTGCTAGGTTGTACACCGCCATAAAGCATGCGCCATGTAGCCTCAGGTAAGCCAGTACGTACTGTTGTTTTGTTAGATGTACCATCGTTACATTCAATCATCGTCATATCTTGAATGATTTCGTTAGATTGGTTTAATTGTTCGATGATTTGTGCGATTTTTCCGTTAGGATCCATACGCTTTTGCAAATCAATTAAAGTAGGGTTTTGTGTTCCGATTGTAGCCATAAATTATCTTCTCCTTTTATTTGAACATGCTCGGATATAAATTTCTTCTGATTGCATCTTCTGACTGTGTACCGCCAGTTGATTGACCGCCACCAGCGTTATTATCTTCTGCAGCCATATCAGCAATCTTTTCAAATACACGGACAATCTCAATACGATTACCCAAGCCATTTTCGGCTAGAATTTCACGAATATTAGGAATTGTCTTTTCGATTAACTCAATACCTGCGCCAGCTTTAGCTACAGTTTCATCGTATTTATTGCCTAATACCTCTTTGGTGTGTTCTGCGTACCCTTTATACTGTTCAACTAAAGCCTCTTGCTTTTTAGTTTCGTAAGCAGTTACAAGGTCAGTTGCATACTTTTCACCAAACTTCGCCATCTCTACTGCCTGCTCTTGTGTAGCACCTACACCATTTAGCAACTTAGAAAACTCATCAGCTATTGTTTGGTCTACTTCACCACTTTCAAATGCTTTTGAGAAATCATATACAGTAGGTTCTTTTTGTGGTTCTTGGTTGCTGCTTGTGTCAGTACTGCCACCTAAGATTGTGTTTTGTTGTCGGTCTTGTGTATTCGTATCTTGCGGTGTTCCACCATCTGTACTACCTGTGTTATCGTTCGTACCAGTTAAAATTTCATCTGCCATTGTGGTTATTCACCTTTCTCTTCTAAATCCTTGAATAGTTTTTGTTGTTGGATATATTCCAGTTGTGCTTGGTGATATTTCTTAACACCCTCTACACCATCGCCAATTTGACCTAACATATTCATGTAAGTTAGACCTACACTCCGTCTGCCCTCGTTGAAAAAAGTTTCTGAATTACCAGTAAACGAACGCTTTAGAATGCCTGTATGGTCAAAAATCCTACAAAAAAACCACCTACCAAGTTCAGTACTTAGTACGTGGTTAAGTGCATCGATATCACGATCACGAATATAATCTTGTTTTGTTTTCATCTACACCCCCATACCCATTAACTGTTGCATTACTGGGTTTCCGTCATTGGCTGCATCTGTTGCTTGTTTAGCTGCTCCAGCCATTTGAGGTGCTAGTTGTGCCATTTGCATCATCTGTGCTTGCTCTTGTTCCTTTTGTTGTGCTTGTTGTTGTTGCTCCATGATGTCTTTGTACTCATCATTAGAGCGAATAACCTTAGCTGGTACACCAAGGTTTACACCATAGATGTCCGCCGCCTCTTCAAAGTTGAATTTCTGAACGATGTTAGCATTGCCCTGTGCTAATGACATTATGAACGCATAGTACTGTTCAATATTCACCAATGAGGACATTTTCTGTGCTTGCGCTAATGGTGAGATGTATTCAATCTTCACATCTAAGCCATTCAGCATTTCCGCTACTTCATCATCAATCGGTGGAAATATTCCAGCTCTATCCAAGATGCCATAAGTACGTTCAATGATTGGGTTTAAAAACTCACTTTGTAAGCGTTCAACTACAGGACCTAACTGTTGCATCTTTTCTTGCGTGCGCTCCATAACCTCACGTGCGGTCATTTGCCCTGCATCTAGGTTATCAAGCATCAAGAATAAATCAGCACTATAAGCACGTTTAATGCTTTCAGATACAAACTGTATCTTCGCTTGTACATCTGCAACATCAAGACCTACATTGAATATTGGTTCAACCTTGCCACCAGTATCAACTTCCGTTACACCACCTGGAAATAGATTTACACTACCGATTACATCAGATGTAGCACTCATAGGTGGTTTGATTTTCAATTCAATAGCCGTTACTAAATCTTTCTCTAAGAGTTGTAACATCTGTGAATCGGACTGTGCGAACCATGCACACCCTTTACCATAACCGCTTAGATCATGAGTAGTGTGTCTTGCAATTGGTATTGCCCATTCTTCAAAACCACTATGCCGCAAAATTTCATCTGTGTTGCTATCCTCACACCAATAGATAGAGGAATAAGGCATATTTTTATTGCCTAGTTTTCCGTTACGATCTTTGTTTGGCAATACAAACCAACACACAATAAATGTACTTGCATTACCCTTGCCCTCATCATAAGCACGTTTAACTTTATCAGGGCAAGCATTATACCCAAATTCTTCAACCAACTGGTCAGCCGTCATTCGATACTTGCGACCAAATGTATTTACATCACCATTACTGCCACATTCCAATGCATATGTACCAATAGGGTAGGATGTAAACCTCACACCAGTTTTAGCATCTGGCATAATGCTCATGGGTGCTTGTCCAAATGGCAACTCCATGTAGGTTTGGTGTACTGTGTTATAGAAGTTAGACTTCGCAAATACTGCATAGAGTATTTCTTCGCGCTCATCTAATACTTCGCTAACTCTACTATTGGCTGCTAGTTCAGCGTTTTCTAGTGTCAACTTAAACCATTTACGACTAGGCGGTGTCATACCGCTCATTACACCACTAGCGAAGATTTGGCAACTTTCCCATGCTACACCATTATTAATCTTATCGGTGTAAACTTTTGATTGGTCTTGCTCATCATCGAACACACCAAGGAATGGAAGTTGATAATCTCGAATATCTTTCCACCTAGAAATGTACTTTTGACGATTATCAAACATCGCTTTAAACTTCGCCTTGATTTTCGTGTAATCACGTTTCTTAGGCTCTGTATTAGTTGGTTGTCTAGCAAGCGTTGATAGGATAGTTCCTTGCATGTCTAACCCCCTAATGTTGTTTTAGTGCCAGTTGCAGTAGAAAGAATTGTGCTATCAAAGCCTTTTTTATTCTTTTTCTTTTTAGAAAACCACTCCTCACCTGTTACCTTTGTTGCATCATCAGTTTGGACTGTTGGTGCTGGTGCTGGCATTGGTGTATCAGGCATCTTATTTTTCATGCACATTTAATCACCCCTTATCTGTTTTTAAATGGATCATACTCTGTGTTTGCATGAACCCTACTCCCTACATTCACTTTTTTATTGACCCTGAACGCAAAGGTCAAGGCTAATGCATCACCTTTATTCGGAGATGGTAACCCTCGTTCTTTCATGTCTTTCTTGCTTTCAAGTTGTATTCGACCATTCTTATCGATGATAGCCTCTGGACCTGTTAAATCATCATATAGTCCTTGGTCATTAGGTGGAATAGAACCGCCCTCTTTTAGCCATTCTTTCATCTCGCCCCACATATACGCACGCATATTGAGATACATATTATTAGGACTAGCGCCACCAAAAGCTACTAACCGCCATCGTCTCCCCATTGACTTACCAATACTGTAAATTCCTGTTCCGTACCCTTGGTCTATGAATACTGCATCAGCTTTGTATTCGTCCTCAAATTGCGCAATGAGATTTGCCATTCGCATATCATCATCATTCTTTTCGATTGTTGCAAGACACTTTATGTAATATCCATTACGCATTACGATTTCTAATGTATCGCCACCAGTCCATGCTGGGTCAACACCAATAATTGTTGGTGAATTGCTGAATTGTCCAACTTTGTAGTTTCGTTTCTGTGCCTCGTCTGCTATTGATGCGGATATAAACTGTGTATCAGACGAGCTAGGGAATATACCTCTAACACGAACTTTCACAAAATCGCTATCTTCTCCGTAAAGTTCTACCCACTCATTAAGCACAGCTTTGTTTGACACCTTAACAGTCCGACTGTCAATTTGTTCTGTATGCCAGAAATTTCGGTATCGCCTAAAGCACTCTCTAAACCTACCACTATTCTTTGTTGGGTTACCAAAGGCGCACCATATTATTTCTGTTTCCTTATCCGTCAAAGCACCCTCTGCAACTTCCCATATGATATCAGCTATAGAAGATGCCTCATCAAATATAATAAGGATACGATTGCCTTGGTTATGTAGACCAGCGAATGCATCAGGGTTGCTTTCCGACCACGGAATAGCATCTATCCGCCATGTTTTCTCATACTTTTTATCAGCACTAAACAGTGCAGTAGCTGTATAAACAAACAACTCCTTAGCTATAAACAGGTTGTACCATTTACTTAACTCAGACCACGTCTTAGACGACAACTGCTTTTCAGTATTAGCGGTAACTACACCTCTTGTATTTTCGTGTGTAGCCATAGCAAATAAAATAAGAAATGACACTAATGTTGACTTACCAATACCATGTCCTGATGCGATTGCTATTTTTATTGCCTTTGAAAGGCTTTTACCTTTCTTTAATTCCTTACCAATCTTTTTTAAGATTTTAATTTGCCACTCATCAGGGCCATCAAATTTTTCAAGTGGAGTTCCTTTTTCTCCCCAAGGGAATGCAAAATAGACAAAGCCTAATGGATCATGAGTGAACGAACCCAACGCATCAATCAGTTGCGCCTTGTTGTACTTCATCTGATTTCACCCTTGCTTGTTTCATCCTATCGGATATATCAATCTCTATTTCTGCATCAAGTTTCACCTTATCGGTAAATAGCATATGCCGTTTACCCAATAATTCCGCTGCCTTAGTTCTATCTGCTACAGACACATCTAAACCAAACGCATCTTTCTCCTCGCCATTCATAACCTTAGTTAGGTACTCCAACACTTCATCAGCAGTTGCAATCGTATTTTTGCTACGTTCGTTCATAATTGCATCTATATATTGGCGCACGTTTATTTTTGTTAATAATTGACTTCCTTTACTTCTTGCCGTCTTTTCTGAATATCCAGCAGTAATTGCGCTTTGTGTCCCATTAGTGGTCTTAACGTATTCATCAGCGAATATGCGTTCTTTCTTAGTTAGTTTTTGTGCTAATTCTTCTATATTCGTCAATGTTACTCACCACCTTTATATGCCTTAACTAAAAATAGCAACACCTCATGTTGTTTGGTGCTGCTATACTCACTTTCTTTTTTATAGAGTTGTCCTTGTTTAAAGGTCTTACCCTTTTTATACTTTTCAGGGAATGCTAGCTTATACTCTTCTTCGTTGTACATTCTACTTACTATGTACACCTTGCAAGGCTTATCGTATTTGCTCCATGATTGCCTTGTATCTACAACGTACCGCCTACCATTCATCCGTAATGCGGTTAATAGTTTTCTTATTGTTGGTTGGTAATTCACATCCAACACCACACTATGGCCATTGCAATTAATATCGCACACATAATAGCTAAATAATCAATGATAGTCAGTAAGCTATCTCCACGATGTTCGTAAGCGTATTTTGCTTTAGCTTGTAAGTCTTTATTCTTTAAGTCATTGGCTGCTTGTTTGAATAGTTTTCTATCTTCAATGAATTGTTTAATTGCTTTAATCATTTAAGCACTTCGCCACCTTTCCTTTTTAACTTGCCATGTAATCTAACACATAAGCCACATTTATTTTTGCTTGCACTACTATGTGTAATATATGTTTGACACCTGCCGTTGTATTCGATTGTTTTGGCAGTACATATGCCATGTTTGTCATTGTTTAGACAATGTTTTCTATCGCAATGTATCTGTGTCATTCTTATACCCCTCTGATAGATTTATACAAAAAATGAGATATATCCACGTAGATATATCTCATTATGTGATAGTTTTATTCATTTTTATTGTGTTGATTATTCAAAACCGAAGTTATACCATTGAACTCTTGTCAATGTAACACATAGGAATTAGCGTTCCTTCTAAAACTCTATATCGTGTTAAGTACCTAGGAAACAAATATAACTCCAGTTTTCAATAATCACTCAAAACTAGACGCTTTGTTTATGACATGACAATTTACGCAATTTAGGTTTCAACTATGAAAAACAAAGTTAAATAGATAAAAGCGCCTAGTTTTCAATGATCATTACACACTCAATACCAACAACTAACTATTATGAATCGTACTTGTGTTAGGTTAAGTAACAATATAATATATGACTAATCTTTGGAGGCCTAGTTAGTTGTCAGTATTCAATATGTAAAAACCAATTAGGGTAGGTTCGTATTTAAGGTCAATAAGCTATGTTGAAAATATTCGACCTACCCATATCAGTTTTGCAGTAATTTTTACAAGTTCTTAACATATACTTTGAAATTAGAAAAAAGTATATTGTTTTCACTCATTAATCAAATATGGTTGCGCTGCTACTCAGTGTCCGCCGACGAATTGCCCAAAACCACGTTTTCGCCCATATACAACAAAGGCACGCTCTTATATGGGCGTGCTTGTTGTTGTGTTTGACTTCCTAAGGAAAGAGTGAGTAAAGTCGCTTAGTGGCAACTTCTACATATATATTATACCTAATAGCAAAGTATAGGTATACTGACATTTACTGACATTTACTGACATTTACTGACATTTTGTGATATCTTTTTGGCTACTTCAATAAATGCTTCATCTCTATATCTCAAAGCTTGTCTTTCTTTAAAATGTTCTTCGTAAATTGCACATGCTTGTTGTGTAGTCATACCTAATATGTATTCTGCTCTTAATATCTTACTACCAATAGCAGCATGCAAATCGAATAACAAATCAGTTGCATCACATTTATACTTTTTTAACTCATCAAGCCGTCTACGGTGTTCCTTTTCTATGTCAATAAATCTTGCAACGCTATTTTCCAATCCACAAGGAACACCGCCACCACTTACCCTATCTTTTGAGTAATCAATAGCACTAATCGTTGTTATGTTACTTTGCAATTCCTTTATTTCCATCACCATTAACTCAAGGTCTTTATCTACTGTTTTTAACGGCTCTAGGTATTCCTTAGCACTATTTATTAATCTCTTTTCTTCCTTTGACAGTTCGCTCAAATACAAATCACCTCAATCCTTAAATGCGTCATTAATAGCTAGCATATAAACCAACACGCTCCATGCTACAAATATAATTGCATTTGCCCATCCATCTTTGGTATTACCTACTGCAATTAACAAACAAAAGAATAAAAAGTACATCATATATTTATACCTCTGCTAGTTTTGCATAGTCCCAACTTGATACATCGATATTATTTTTACAAGACCACGATGTAGAACCGCTACACCATGCATGAACTTTTCCATCTTTAAAAAATGCAAAATAACGATTTTGCCACTCGGCAATTTTAAGACCTTTAACCAATATAGGTGTATCAACTGGCACTTTATCCCAATCAACAATACCTAGATATTCTGCAATATCAAGAATTTCGTTTTCATTTAAACTAGGTAAGACTTCCCCAATCAATCCAGCATATCGAATATGTCCACCAACCGTTACATCCACTCGACCATTAAATATAACTGGTGTTTTTGTTGTTAAAAATGAACAACCACCAGCATTCTTAACGTAATACCGCCACCCAGCATCATATAGTTTTTGTAACACCCATTCTTGACCTTGTTTATCACTAATCATAATCTTCTACCTCGCTATAATTCTTTTCAAATTCGTTTGCCTCATAAACTTTAATTTTACCTTTGTGATCTTTAACAATATAATCACCTATAGAACACACAATTACTTCATTTTCTGTTGTGATTTCTAATGATGACTTCTCAAACCAATAACACCCAACTACATCATCAACGAATTCAACTACTTCCATAGCGTTATTGCCGTTGTATTGTATAGCTTGGATTTCACTAACCCTTTTCACATATCTTTTCACTTTCTATCCACTCTCCTTTATCCTCATTCCAAACAAACATCACTTCTTCTTCTAGGTAAAAGTTATCATCTTCATCAAAGCCATAGATTTTATCATACTCAACAGTTTTACCTATACAGAACACAGTTTCTTCACTTTCAGATGCCAACTGGCACAAGAAATCAAATGCATCTTGGTAACTTTGAGGTGCGATGTAGAAGTCGGAATGTTCTACATATCCGCTATAATTTAACATTTCCATTGGTTTCCCCTACTGATAATGAATTATATATTTGATGTTTGATTTTAAGTCTTATTTTATCAACAAAAAAATCCAACCTCATGCAATGTTCAATCTCAAATATTGTTGATAATTCTGTAATAGTTACAGTTGATAATTTATATATAATTTTTATGCTACCGTCCTCTCTTTCAATCTTAGGTTTACAGATTGTATCACCAATAACGATTGTTAAAGCACTAGATAACAATTCTAAATTAATCATACACACCACCATATTGTTTATCTATTTCATATCTATATTGTGATATAACTTGTTTCTTTATATCCAACGCAAATTGCTCTAACGTAAGATTTAAAAATTCTAATTTAATCAATGGTAATTCTATACCTATATTGATATCTCCATATTTATAGGTAACACTAAATCTACCAAAATCATATGTAACTTTAGGCTCTAACAACTCATCGTTATAAACAAAGGTCAATGCACGTTGCAATGTGTAAATTGTATCTTCCATACCAATTCGTTTTATATCGTTATAAATCCTCATGCTCACCTCTTATAATCCCATTTCTTCGCATTTAAGACCTTTGGCTACAACACGATCTATAAATTTAAGCATCTTGCCATATTCTTTTTGCGTGATGAAACCATCATTGTATGCCTTATCTATAAATTGCTTATGATTTGTAAGCATCTGAAAGTCAACGCAACTATATGCCATTTTCTTTAGTTTTAAATAATAAGATCGCATACTCACCTCTTATGATAGGGCGGATATTTCACCGCCCATATCCTCTACACAATTAACCAATACAATATAAAAGCTATATTAAAAACCACAAATACTATTAATGCGATTAAATAAATTAATGCTCCTATATGTGCTGAAGCATGTATTTTTTGTTTTCTTTTATGTTCACGTCCCAATTCCAATAACTCCTCAATAGAGATATTGCACGTACGCTTTTCTTTTGGGGTATACATTGTTTGCTAAACACCACCTATTAACGCTTGTTTAATCATTTGCCAGTACTACCATAACCGCCAGCGCCTCTTTCTGTTGCGGTTAATTCGTCTACTTTCAATACATCTACCATTGCTACTGGTACGATGATTAATTGTGCGATGCGATCACCTCTAAATATTGTGTAGTCATTACAAGATACATTCTCATATGCGATGCTTAGTTCACCCCTATAGTCAGCATCAATAATACCTACACTATTGGCACATCGTAGTGGTGTTTTGCTCATGCTACTTCGTGGCACAAGTAAACCCATATGCCCTTTTGGTATTTCCACCGCTACCCCTAGTGGTATTTTCTTTTGACTATCTGCAGGCACTTTGATGTGAAATGGGCAATACAGGTCTAACCCAGCTGCATCTTCACTACCTCTTGTTGGAAGTTGTGCGTATTCATTAACCAATTTCACTTTCATTTGTTCCATTGCGTTCTTCACTCCATTCACTTTCTCTATATATGTGGAAGAAATCATCTGCTTTCATTACTACTAACCACGGCTTGTTGCTTTTCTTCCAAGCCACTATAGGTATGTCGCCATTGTTTGCTTGTTTTGCATCGTGTTCCGCTTGCTCATAAGCCTTGCGAACATTCAGATTTTCAACGAACTTTACTTCTTGATGTATGTTTGGCAGTCCTACACAGTCCGATGCATCACCTGTATTGCCGCAATATTGTGCAGTTCTACGTACTTTATCGAACCCATTAGCACGGCACACATCACGCCACATTCGTTCACCCCTAGCGCCCTTTTGCTTACTGTTTATTGGCAATGATCATCACCGCCATCTTTTAAGCATTGATTACTTGCTTTTTGATACACATCAACATAAATCTCTTGTTTATCTCCGTTATATGTAACCTCGATATACTCTTTGATATGTACACCGCTTACCAATGCTTTCCAATTTTGTAATGTTTTGCAAAACCAAACTATATACATATCCATAGGTGCTATTTCATTAGCGTTATACCCAAACTCATTAAATAAAACTGTTCTTGCTACATTAATTGCTTTTTCTTGAAATTTATTCATATTAACCTCTATTCACCCATTTCATACACCCAATTCTCATATAGTATTCCTTTTCCTTTTCGTTCAATTTAACAGAACCTTTTATTCGTTTTGCTCTTTTTACAAAACCACCAAAATCGTAAAGATTACCTCGAAAATCAAATGTATCTATTTCATCGATTAAGATTAAGCCAGCATCACCAAGCATTTCATCGATTACTTCATAATGATCATCATACAAATCTCTAGGTACTGCATAATACAAATACATAACATTGTGATTGTCATGGTAACGTGCTTTTTTGAAATCATTCCTAAAATCGTTTATATCAGTTTTGATTTCAACTTCTGTTAAATGCAAAGTGTTTAAGTTGAAGTAGATAAAGTCAGCCTCATAAGGTGGTTTTCCACTATCCCTCATCATCACATTTGGTATACATATATTTTTAAGGAATAGATGCCGTCCTAATGCATCCTGAATATTTTGTTCTGTCATTCACTCATCCCTCTACATATTGCTCACATCGTTTTAAAATATCTTTTACTAACTCCAACGGAATATTTGACCTCGTGTTATATCGATTACCATTACTTTTTAAGTCTGCCCATTGTAAATTAGGCTTTATATTGTCATTTAATAACTTTAAATCGATATTGCTACCAAATTTCGTTGGTTTCTTAACCGGATAATTATAATTGTTGTAATAGGTTAGGTTTTCATAAGGAACATCGAACCCTATCACATTTGCTATATATTCCCATATCCGCCCATATGCTGGGTTTTCAATCACGAACACTTTAGGTTGATAACGCTCAATGATTTTCAATGTATTGTATATACACATCTCACCATTGATGCGTGTTAAAAACGACTTGTCATATTTGAATTGGTAGTTTTCATAATCAATGTGATTTCTGATTGTGAATTTACTTCCTTGTTCATATTCACCAAATAGGTTTATAGTCATATCCTTTTCTTGTTTCCAACAAGCGTTTCCGCCTTTCATCGCACTTGCTACACTCCAGCTTTCACAAGGCGGACTAGCTAGAATAACATCTGGTCTATCTAGCTTGTCCAACTGTTCCCATAGTGCGTTAGGTTTATGTAGCGTATTAACTGCAAGGTCTTGGTTGATACACGCATCACCAATGCCTATTGATATGATCGTGTGTTGCCCCCCATAATCACGTTGTATTCATCTACCGCTTGACGATAGCAGCCGTTGCCATCATCAAACAACCCCCAAATGTTCATTTAATAAACTCTTCCTATCAATCACTTCTAATCCGTCTGCCTTTAATTCTCTTACCCATTGACCCAATTCTATAGGTTCTTTGTTTTGTTCCCTGCACTCATCTACATATAACTTTCGCCACATTAAGAGTTCTTCTCTATACACTCTCATATGTTATTTACTTTCTTTCAATCTGAAACTTTCAGTAATAGGAACACCAGCCTCTGTTGGAATGTAGATGATTTGGTCTTTGCTATCTTTCAAAGTATCAACCCATAACCAATGGATGTATGCCTCATTACCTTTCAATGATTGACCGATAATTTGATTGGCTTTTGCAGTACCCTCTGCACGTTTCACTTCCGCTTGTGCTAAGCTTTCAGCACTATCTAGTTTTGCCTTAGCCTCTAATACTGCAACTTGTCTGTTCTGTTCCGCTCTAGCAAGTTCTGCCTCACCTGCCTTTTGTTGTTGCCATACCATATACATTGGAACACCAAACGCAAAACTCCATACAACCGCACCAATCATAACTACTACCAATAAAGCTGATACAATCTTATTCATATTAATTTCTCCTTTTCCTTAAAAAACACTAACCATACTGTTTTACCTCTACGTTGGCCAAATATTGGCTCACTAGGAAGTAACCCTTTAACCATCGGTAACGTTATTTGTTCCTCGTTCCATTTAAAGATTAACGTTCCGTTTTGTTTTAGTACTCGCCAACACTCTGATAGGCCTCGTTTTATATCCTCTTGCCACGTTTGTTCTAATCGACCATATTTCAATGCCAAGAATGATTTATCACCAACCTTTAATAAATGCGGTGGGTCAAACACTACAAGGTAAAAACTTTCATCTTTAAAAGGCATCTTGCGAAAATCTGCCATCATATCAGGTTTTACAATCAACTTCCTACCATCGCATAGCGTTGTGTCTAATGTGCGGTTGTCCATATAAACAGTTTCTTCATGTTCTTTATCGAACCAAAACATTTTAGAACCGCAACACGCATCAAGAATTTTCATTTCTTGTTAAAACTTACTCCTTTACATAATCTTCAATACTATAGGTTTCTGTTTCTTCCACAACATGCACGGTATTTTTGTAGCCATGTCGGCTTTCCCACTCCCTAAACACTTTTGTTAATTCTTCGCTTAACTCTTGAATATGCTCATCTTTAACATTACTCAAATAGTCCTCTGAGTGATCATAGATTTCATCTGGCATATAGTTGATTACATGTTCAATAACATGTTCGCCGTCTACATCTGGCAAGAAATAAGCAGGGTGTCCGATTTCAACTCCATTATCTAATAATTGACTTCGTTCTAGGCTGCTATATCCGTCATACCCATTACAATCCATATAGTCATAAATAGCATCTTCAATACTATTTTGTGGTTCACCAGCGTATTCATCTTCACACCAGCAATATTTTGTTTCATCTTTAACTAGCATTGTTACTCCTCTTCTTCTTTTTCCCATCCAGCGACAATATTTATCCCAAATCCATCATACAAATTATCAACATAGTCAATCTCATAAGATGTTTCGTTTGCACCGATATAACATTCTTGATCTTGGTCACATTTTTCTAAATACTCAATTAATTCACGTACTGTCATTTTCAACTTCCTTTCTTAATGTAATTTTTATTTCAATAATTTTATTCAAACAAAAAATCGCCACTAGCATAATAATCTTTATACTTAAAAAGTTGTTTTTCACAATTAGCACAAACACACCATTCGTCATGGTTGTAGTCTAACCCTGAATACATTTCTGAATTATCACACTCTTCGCCAATTAGACTTACAAGATAAGAAACAGTTCCACTGACTTCTGAGTTAATAACAAACTCCGTGCAGCCACATTCAGGACATTTTCCTACTTGTTTCATAACTTCATATCTATTCATATAATCACCACCTAGAACGGAACATTCTCATCGACACCATTGTTTTCAAAACTATCAAAATTGCTTGGTGCGTTATCATCGTTTAACAACGATGTTCCAATAAAGCTAGCCACCACTTCTGTTACGTATCGTTTTTGACCATCTGCAGTTTCATAAGAACGTGTTTGAAGTCTACCCTCTACAAACGCTCTATTGCCTTTACGCAAATTACCAATGCTTTCGCCTAGCTTTCCCCAAGCCACGCAGTTGATAAAAGCAGTTTGTTCTTTCGTTTCATTTGTCGTGGAGTCAATATATGTATTCGTTGCTGCTACTGTGAACGTGGCCACCGCTCGGCCACTTTGTGTATATCGCACTTCTGGATCACGTGCTAAATTACCTAAAATTTGTACTGTATTCAACTAAACCTCCTCAATATAATCATTAATTCGATATGTTTTTGTTTCTTGTACCACCCACGCTCGGTTCTCATAACCATGACGTTTTTCCCACGATTGGAATACTTTTGTTAGTTCTTCACTCAGTTCGTCCATGTGTTCGTTTTTAACATCTTTCATGTAATCGTCTGACCATTCTACGATTTCATCATCTAAGTTGTAACCAAGCACATTCCAAATAACTCGCTCACCATCTATCTCAGGTACATAGTAATAAGGATGTCCAATTCTTACTGACTCAATATCATATTCTCCTAAATAACCATGATCACTATCGCATACATCAAACAAATCTTTTTGGTAATCCAAATAATCTTCGATAGCCTCTTTAATGCTATCTTGCGGTTCACCAGCTACTTCATCATCAACCCAGCAATACTTTGTTTCATCTTTAACTAACATAATCTATCACTCCTTACCAATAACTGATTTGATTTAATGTTGCCTCTGTATCGTCAACGTACACATCGTAGCTAGGATGAATATGGCAATCGACTGTTGCCTCGTTTCGCATTATTTCTAGCAAGTTTTCAATCTTTACTCTTGCTTGTGCCTCGCTAGTTGCCAGCACTTGAAAGCTAATATTGAAATTGACATTCACGCTGACATCAAATTCTTTCACTCTTTCTTTCATTTATCCCCCTATTGCTTGTTTTAAAAGCGCCTTGCCACTATCTGACAAGTTACTTTGTTCAATTACTTTCGCCACATCAACTGGCTCTTTGGCCACCTCTACCAAGTTACCTGTAGAGGTCATTTCAATTCTTTTCTGACCAGCATTGAGTAACGCTCGTTCATTTTCTGCTTTCTTTCGTGCTTGCAACAATACATGATTTTCTTTTATTGCATTTGCTACCCTGTTATTACGTTGTTCACGTTCTGCCAACTGTTCATAGCAACGGATGAATTGTGATCTACAACTTGCCTCGTTATAATCATCACCCATTCTAGGGTTGAACGATGACCAAATTGTTTTAGCTGCTTGTAAAGTTATTCCGTCTAAATGTTTTAACCCATGCTCAAAACTATATGTACTACCGCATCTTCTAACTTTTTCCCATGCTTCTTGTGCAGTAGGAATTTCTTCATATGCATTTACATAATTACTTATTTCTTCACAAGCGGATAATATTTCACCTACGGATGGATAAAACTTAATCTTATTAATCTTCACAAGATTAATCACCGCTTGCTTTAACGTAACAGGGTTTATATCTGATAAGAACGATACATACGCTCTTACGTTTTCTTCTGACAATTTAGAATTTGGTATCGTTGACTGTAATAACAGAATTACTTCCATTACATCCGCTTTCGCCATATTCCACCTCACTCTCGTTCATGACTTTATAAATTGCATCTAATGTTTGTTCTGTATTGGTTTTCTTTGTTGTTGTTGGTTTTCTGTATTCGCTACGCTCCCATGTTCTGACCGCTGCTTTCCAATCTTTCATGGAATTTTTACCAACTTTCCATCCATTACTTTCGTAATAGTCATAAAATTGGTTAGCGTTTATATTGTTGTTACGTTCCATACAGTATTGTTTAATATCAGAGATAGAGGGTTTTTCAAAACGCTTGCGTTTTGTTGTAGTGCTTTTTGCACTACTATCTATCTCTTTCTCTATCTTTATCTCTTTCTCTAACTCTATCTCTATCTCTGGTGGAGATTTCTCGTAGATTTCTCGGACTTTTGTCTGGACATTTGTCCTATCGATTTCTATTCGTTGTCTATATTCCCTCTTCCTGTCAGCCTCACTACTGCCTCTACCAATAAAGTTTTGGATATCCAACATATAGATAGCACCATTTTCTAGCACATCGATTAGTCCTAGTTCTTTAAACATAGATAATGCTTGTTTGATAGTGCCTACTTGATGCCCTGTTACACTTGCCAGCATTTCTGCGTTGTAAGGAATGCGATCATTAACCACCAACTTTCCATCATTCTTTAGACTTCGTAGATAGAGTTTCAAAAGAATATTACTGTACAAGTAGCCGTCTTTCATGCTTTCTAATATCTTCAACTCATCACTATCAAAGAAATTATCTTTTAATCTAAGATAGTAATATTTTTTGTTATCACTCATAGACTAACCATTAACCAACACTTACGCATTTAACTTTTGGTTGCGTTTGTTCAATTACATCTAACACATCTTTCAATTCTGTAATTTCTTTTTCATTTACTTTGTATTCGGCTTGTGTTTGTTCTAATTTCTCAATGCGTTTCTTA